CAAACTTATCAGCTATCGCCTTGTAAGTTAAACCTGCTTCCCGTAGCTGGCGCATTAACTCGCAGTCATGATCCGTCAATTTTGATCTATGATGACGCTCCCCTGTAGGCCAAGGCATCACTTAGCCTCCGGTGTTGCTATCAAAACGCTTGACGGCATATTTATCTCGATCAAAACCGTCCTTACCTTCTTTTATTGCAAGGTCGATTTGCTTTGCATAAAGCCCGCTTCCCTCGGTGACCCTTTCTAGCTCAGTCTCCATGCGGAGCAATTGATCTCTTTTCTCAGAGATAGTTCTGAGCCTGTTTCTAAGGCATTGCTTATGCCACTCAATATCCTTCTTCATACTATTTAGCCTCCGGTGTTGCTATCAAGTGGTAGCGCGCATGACGGCCTGAGTTGCTGGTGTTGTCCTCCAGCTTAGTTACGATCTTGTAACCAGTGGCGCGTAGATCAGCTATCCGCGATCTCAAAGCAAAGCCTGCATAGAAGCATTGATGGGTTATCCCCTTGCTCTTGTGTAGCTCGAACTGGTTTAGCACTCGCTGTATTGAATCGTTCATCACACTCTCCCTATTCGCATAATCCGTAGATTGAGGAGCACATCTCAACCTCATTACCCTGACGGAACATATCAAGATTAGAAAGCCCTTTTGATGTGCGCGACCATTGAACTACCTGATCTATACCATCGCCATGACCATCGGTATTGCAGAAAAACGTAGACTTCCCGCGCTTTGCGGCATGGGAAACAATCCCCTCCCAATCCCGAACCCTATCAACAACCTCTGGGAAACGATCTGCAATATTCATCAATTCATCTTTACGGGCATGGATACAAGGCATACAACCCACCCTACCGCACCCCATTTTATATAGCGGATTAGGCTCTATTCCGTGCTTATCGTGCATAGCAAAAACATCATCAGCAGTCCACTCAAGGATAGGGCGATAATTCCAAAGACCGCCACCAACCTCTTCCACTGGTGGCAGATCCTTTCTAGCAAAGGATTCATCAGCCCTCACGCCCTGCCAGCTAATCACCTCAATACCCTGCTCTAGCAGAGGGTCAATAACCTGCTCAAAAATCGGCTCATGCTTGAGCATCTGCGAGCAAAATCTAGCTCTAGTTGATGGGAAACGCCCCTTCCAAGTCACCAGATCAAGAAATGGATTGCCAGTATAGATAGCTGCTTCAATAGCTCTATCCCTATCGGCTTTTGGTACACCATCTTTCAGCCACTTTTCAGGAATAACCTTTGTGCGTTTGCGCTCTAAATCCTTTTTGAAGTCAGCCTTAACCCATTTAATCTCTGGCCCACCTACCTTTTCAGGGAACTCCTTAACAAATTGATAGGTCAACTCATGCTCGTGACCCGTATCCGCAAAGATCGGCAGGAAATCCTCCCCGCGCTCCATAGCCAACAGATACAGAGCTGTGGAATCTTTGCCTCCAGAAAACGATAAAATATTTTTTACGTTCATCACACTCTCCCCACGCCTGACATCATTGCTTGTAAAATACCGATATTCTTCTCTGCTTGCTCATCACTCACAACCTTAACCGGAGGCGGCAAGGCATCCAGAGCATGAGCGCCTACCCGTTTCTCTGGCTTGCACATAGCGATATACTCAGGAAGGGAGGGGCAAAATGTAGCGCCTGAAGTTCTGACTTTATCCAGCCCTCTAAGCATATCCTCATCACTGAGCGATTGTAGATCCATAGCCCACTCCTCAGCCATCAAGCCCAGCATAGGATCATTGTTCTTGAAATTGTTGAAACTGTTTGGGAACCTGACTTGCAAACGCAGAATCAAGCGTGAAGCCCGTTTGACATCTCTCTCGGTAATCATCGTGCAAGCTCCATCAAACGATTGAATCCTGTCCCCTGCTGTTTCGGTTTATTGCTTTCGCGTTTATTCCAACTAGCAAGAGCCATTTTCCAGTTCTTCATTTTGTTCTTGCCGACCATCCACCCATTGCCTTCGTAGTGGAAAAAGAACGCTTCAGGATCTACAGCGTAACCATGATCCGATACGCAATCACGAATCTCCTGTATTGCTGGTGGCGCAAATCGGGGCTTGCCCCCCTTCTTTTCTATGGTTAATGGTTTATGGTTATTGGTTATTGGTTTATGGTTAGCATTGCCTTCGGTATGCGTTCGCATTGCATCCGCATTGGATTCGCTATCCTTTTGATTTGCCCATCTAGCTTTTGCTGACTCTCTTGCTTTATCTGATTTAGAGCGAAATGCTGCTATTTCTTCATCAATACGCTTCTGATGGTAGCATTTATCTTCTTGATTTAATTCAAAAAAATCAGACAGAACATTATCCATAGCCTCTGCATCAGAAATGCAGTTCAGCCGCATTATCTGGCGCTTTTCTGATGGTAGCGGGGATTCGTTTAGGTAGTACCAATCTATCAGCGTGCGATAGATATGATGCTCAATTGGTGACAAATGACCCGTATCTCTACGGTAGTCACCAACATTAAATGTGTAGTAGTGCATCAATTTCTCCAAGTAGAAACATCCAAGATAAAAAATGCGCGGCAGTCTGTCTTGGTTCAGAGTTTCGGGTTCGATGCCCTAGCCGCGACTTAAACATTACGCTTTCTTCTGCTGCTTTGCAATCCAATTTTTAAGCAATTCTTCTGCTACCCAGTGGTAATCCCTGCCTATCTTTTTGCACTGCTCTTTGAACTCTAGCCAGAGCTCATCCTCCATCTTTACTGTTTTTCTCATGGCGCACCCTCTATATATGTTTGCTTAATGATGGATACACTATAGCACAATAAATCTATTTCATTACAATTTTTTTTGCAAAAACTTGTTGCATTCCTGAAAAGTGAGGCGTATAGTATGTTCAAGGGTTAGGCAATAGCCCTCATCTATTACAAACGGAGAAGCAACATGAAAGCAGTAATTACAGGTACCCTTAAAAATTCAAGCCGAGTCTGCGCAGTTCTTAGCGGAAGCTATGACAATAAAGCCCACGCCTTACGTTGGCTCGATCATTACAAAGCGCTTCATAGTGATCTTGATTACTCAATCGAGTTTATTGGTTAAATCTATAAAGCCCCTACGGGGGCGGGGAAAGAATCATGAAATCATACAATCAAGCACTCACATCACTCAAAGAGATCTACAAAATGGTTGATAGTGATCGTGGCGTAAATAGTGAAATGACTGAAACACAAACGGCTCTTGCCTTCGAGATCTTACTTGATGAGATTCAAGGGGAGATTGAGTACCACTTTGAAACAGGGGAGTGGGCGAAATGAGTGAAGCAATACAAGAGGTTCTTTGCGGTTTTGTGTTAGGTCTGCTGATTATCGGCACTCTATTATTTTTCTAGGAGAGGATTATGTTTACACAATCACAATCAGATCAGGGCGCACAGGCTTCAGCAATAGCAGAAGAGGCACACATGATGTCTAAGATGTATGAAGCGGAAGCAATCATGAAGATGGGAACAGGCACTGCCAGAACTGAGCATCTTGAGGCTTGTCTATGGGTGCTGAAGCATAAAACAGACTTGCTAAATGTCGTAGATACAGAAGAGGTATATTTCTAATGCAGACTTCAGAGCAGATTAACGACCTTGCAGGCGCTTTATCCAAGGCACAGGCAACTATGACAGGCGCTAAAAAATCAGCCGCAAACCCTTTCTTTAAGTCCAAATATTCAGATCTTGCCGAGGTTATGCAGGCTATCAGCGCCCCCTTTGCAGATAATGATCTGTGCTTTGTTCAAGGCGCAGAGGTTAAGGATAATTTAATCTCGGTCAAAACTAGAATCATTCACGCCTCAGGACAATGGATAGAGTCAGACACTGTACTACCACCCACTAAGAACGATGCGCAGGGTTATGGTAGCGCTATCACCTACGCCAAACGATATGGCCTACAGGCGCTTGCTGGAGTCCCTAGCGTTGATGATGATGGTAACGCAGCAGTTCAGCACGCAAAGCCAGCGTATAAGCCCACAAAGGCCATTAAAGACAGGGTAAAGATAGTGCAGGTGGCTTGCGGTAACAGTGATGAGGAGAGCGTTAAGAATGAGCTTACAGGACTGAAGCCAGCCGATAAGAAATATTTATGGTCACAGCTTAATGAAGATCAGCATAACTGGATAACAAGCGTAATGGGAGCAGGGAAATGATTATTACAATAGACATCGAGACTGATTACTCGCACGATCCATCAGTGGTTGAGCGGGTATGTAGTAAGGTAACTCCGCCAGCCAACTATAAATCAAAAGAGGCTATCGAGAAGTGGTGGATAGAGAAGGGCAACGATCAAAAAGTAGAGGCGCAACGTAAAACCGCCCTAGAACCGCTATACGGGTCTGTGAAGATGATTGGGTATGCTATCAACGATAACCCATCTCAAATCATTGCAGGGGATGAGAAGAGCGTTTTGGAGGCGTTCTTTGAGATGATGGATGCTCTACACCAGCCAGATGTTGATGGTGTTGCTTTTGTCCCTGTGATTGTTGGTCACAACGTGAAGGTGTTTGATTTGACTTTCATCCGTAAACGCGCGCTGATTCTTAGCGTCAAAATGCCTTCATGGATGAATGTTTACTATACCCGTTACTCTTCGGACGTATTCGATACGCAGATAGAGTGGTCTGGGCAATTCGCCTATGGTGCAGCGGGTTATGTCAAGCTCGATAATCTGGCCTTTGCTTTATTGGGAGAAACCAAAAGCAGCGATGGTGCGGCCTCGCTAGATATGAGCGATGCAGAGTGCGCAGAGTATTGTAAGCATGATGTAGATATAACGCGCAAGATTTACCAGAGAATGACAGGTGCGATGTAAAGAATGTAGGCATGACCACGGCGGTCATTCCTTTTATTGTGTGAATCATATTTTTAATAGGAGTAGTGAAGATGGCAAAAGATCTAGTATCAATTGTGGGCAAATACGAAAAAGACGGAGAAACGAAATACAAAAACGTGAAAGTAGGCGTAATTCTTGAAAAAGATGGTAAAGAGTTCGCGCTACTTGACCCAGCAGTAAATATGGCTGGCGTATTGGCTCAACAGAATATCTTGAATCACGCCGAAGGTAGGCAGATCAGAGATAGCGTTATGTGTTCAATTTTTGATAACAGTAACCGCCAACCGCAACAAAGCCAGCAGGCCGCGCCACCTATGACGGACGGTCTGGACGACGATATTCCTTTTGCTCCACTACGCAAGGGCGTAATGGTTATGTAAAACCTCCCCCCGCGCTCATCGGGTTAAATAGAGTCTGCCGCTGGTCAGATTAATAATGGGCTACCAGCATCTATTTTAAAATAGGAGATAATAGATGCACACAATCACATATAACGATATTGAATATAAATCACTATCAGCTCTTGCTAGAGCTTACAAGCTCACGCCTGACGCTCTACGCTCAAGGCTGAAGCGAATGGATCTGGATCAGGCTCTCAATCAGCCAACACAAAAACCTCACGAGTCACCCACGAGAGTAACGAACCCTATAGTTGATATAGTTAAGGCGATCTTAAAAGAGGAGGGTGGTTGGATGAATCTGCGCGCAATCCTAAAACATAAGTCACTCCCTCATCTAAGTAATCAGTCCTTATCTGGGCGACTGTTTCATATGTCAGAGCGTGGTCACATTGAGAGTAAAGGAAAGGGGCGCGACAAGATGTATAGAGCTTGCTTAACAGAGCCGCAATGGATTAGAGAAGAATCACATGCTCTATTGAATAGAGCATTCAAAAGGAGCGTGACATGAAACTACAAGGTGAAGAAATCAAACCTGGTGATAGGGTTTGGCATATATTACTAGGATGGAAAACAGTCAGTCGAATTGTTCCTGACGCGGCATATCCAATTAGGACGGGTGGCTATTCACTTAATAGCGACGGGCATGAATCTGACACAGACAAAAGCCCCTCTATCTTCTGGGATGAGGTACACATCACTCCACCCCCTAAACCTAAGCCTGAGATCGACTGGTCTAAAGTGCCAGAGAATACTCTGGTTAGGGTGTGGGATAATGAGGGTGATAATCACAGAGTCGCTGAGTACCATGGGTATGATACAGACCTGTCCCCCCTACATCACTGGGTAAAAGGAACACGCAGTAACTTCAGATACAAACATTGTGAGCTTCACGAATCAGTCACCACTCTGGCAGAGTGGTACAAATAAAGAGAACACACGTTACTACTTTAACTTAAACATTTTTGAAGTTAGGCGTAGTGGCTAGAAGAGCAGAACCTCGCGCTGTGAGATGTGTAAAAAGACGGGGACTAATTTTAAGGAGAGTCAAGATGAGTGATTGGATAACTAAGCTGTCAAAAGAGGATCAATCGGCAATTTTGAAGTTAGGCGGGGCGATGTGGGATATGCCTAAACCAGAGGAATTTGAATCTTTAGCACACCTACTGCATGAAGTGAGAGGTCGTATTAGTTCTGCATCTTCACTTATTACACAAGCAGATATGGCCCTGAAGGGCGGTGAGTACTTCATTGGGCTTTATCGAACGACAACTGGAGATTGAGGAGTCAGCAATGAACCAAAAGTACGCCGAAACAATCATCAAACGCCCGTCACTCTACGAAGCCCTAGAGGTGCATGGAGTCGATGAGACCCATTGCGAGATAGACGACGAAAATCCGCAATTCTACTCCGTTTACATTCGGTACCACGACAGCCCAGAGGTTGAGTGTATAGGTGACTTTGACAGTCCAATAGATGCCAACAACTACGCCTCAGAAATCTCTGAGAAATATGGACTCAATTGGACTATCAACTCATACCCACCACATGAATTATTTCGGCCTTCCAGCGTCCGATTTGAAGTGTAGTTAGGCTGAAGCTAAAGAGAGATAAAGATATGACAACAAGATTAATGAAGGGCGATTGCCTTGAAAGGATGAAAGAGATCGAAAGTGGATCGGTCGATATGGTGTTAGCAGATCCGCCTTATAAAATGACTAAAAATAAATGGGATCGTGTGATACCGCTAGAGCCAATGTGGGAGCAGTTGAAGCGGGTTATCAAGCCTAACGGGGCTATTGTGATGACAGCAAGCCAGCCGTTTACCACAACGCTGATAAGCAGCAATATGAAGATGTTTAAGTATTGCTGGGTTTGGGTTAAAA